GCTATCAAACTGGTGATGGCAATCTCGACGAGGTACTCAACGTAGGCGCATCGGGGCAGGTCGTTCAAGTTGCCAACGGCGCCGGGGGCGTAAGGCTGGGCTCTGCTGGGACGTCGAAAGTCGGCTTTTACGGCAAGGTTCCGGTGGTCCGGCGGGCGTATAGCTCCGCTGTCCACGCCACCAGCGCCATTGCAACGTCAGCTTCTTTCGGCGCGACCCAACTGGCCGCGCTGCAAGAGATCCAACTGACGCTGATTGGTCTGGGCATTTACGCCACTGCGTAACTTTGCGGGGGGGCTTCGGCCCCCTGACAACCCATGAAAGTTATCTTCTGCATCCCAACGCTTAAAAAACCGTACCAGCAAACGCTCGATAGCCTTGCGGCTTCTGTTCCGTTGATTCAAGCAGCGGGATGGGAGGAAGGCATGGTGTCCGAAATCGGCTGCCCCTACATCTCAGCCGCTCGGGCCACCATGCTGCGCAAGGCGCTCGACGTAAAAGCAGACGTTATTGTGTTTATCGACCACGATCTTTCCTGGAAGCCTCAAGACCTTCTGACCCTGATTGAAACCAAAGGCGACGTGGTTGCGGGGACGTATCGCTTCAAGAGAGACGAAGTCGAGTACATGGGGTCGGTGCTTACCGACGCTGACGGCTCGCCTCTGGTGCGGGATGACGGCGCGTTGCTGGCGTTCTCTGCGCCAGCGGGGTTTCTGAAGATAACCAAGCAGGCGGTCAACAAGTTCATGACTGCCTACCCGGAACTGGCATACGGCGATAAATTTAACCCGTATATCGACTTGTTCAATCATGGGGCGCACAAAGGCGTGTGGTACGGTGAAGACTACGCATTCTGTCGTAACTGGCGGGATGCGGGCGGGGAACTGATTATCGTGCCCGACCTTGACATTACGCATCACACCACCGAGAAGGCTTACGAAGGTAACTTTCATACGTACCTGCGTCAGCAACCCGGCGGCGACCTCTACGTGGAGTAGACATGCCTCAAAACACCAAGCCAATCGGCGTGGCCTTTGAAGACCCAGTGCTCAACGATGCCATCATCGGCACGTCTGGCGGCACTGTGGGATTTTATGGCAAAGCGCCCGTTACACAGCGTGCATCAAGCGTGCAAGCGACTACCAACATTGCAACGTCCGCATCGTTTGGGGCTACGCAACTGGCAGCGGTTCAGGAAATCATGAACACGCTGTCCGCGCTTGGCCTGTGGAAAGGCTCGGCTTGATCCGAGTCTTGCACGCAGGCTGCGGGCGGGGGCCACTTCCTGAGTGGTTCCCCGCTTGCGAAGAAGTGCGGCTCGACGCCTGCGCCGAGTGTGAGCCGGACATCGTCGCCAGCATCACCGACATGGGTGCTGTGGGCGAATTTGACATCGTGTACTGCTCGCATGTGCTGGAACACGTCTACCCGCACGAAGTACCGCAAGCAGTCTCGGAGATCTATCGGGTTCTAAAGCCCGGCGGTAAGGCCGTCATTCTTGTGCCGGATCTGGAAGACGTTTATCCGACGGAAGATGTGCTGTACGTGTCTCCGGCAGGGCCAATTACTGGCCTAGACCTGATGTACGGGCTGCGCACCGCGCTTGAAAACAACCCGTACATGGCGCACCACTGCGGTTTTGTGTCGGACACGCTACGAGACAGCCTGAAACAGTTTTCGGAAGTGCATATCAAGCGCACGGCGTTCAACAACCTTTTGGGCGTGGGGTTTAAGTGATTATCCATCTCAAGCACCCCGTTCACGGCCACAAGGTTGCGACGATGGACATGGAAGCGGAAGCAGATGAGAAAAACGGCTGGGAGCGGTATACTCCCGGCGAAGAAGTTGCGCCCAACGAGCTTGTCGTGGCGCGGCGTGGCCGACCGAGGGTGACCAATGAGCACGACCGCCGGGGACCAGATTAACGCGGCGCTGCGCCTGATCGGGCAACTAGCCGAAGGCGAGGTGCCCTCCGCTGCGACGACACAAGACGCTCTCGCGGCGATGCAGCAGATGATCGATAGCTGGAACCTTGAGCGGCTAATGGTCTACGCCACGCAAGACCAAGTCTTCACTTGGCCGCAAGGCGTGGCGACACGCACACTCGGCCCCACGGGCAATTTTGTAGGTGGGCGCCCCGTGAAGCTCGACGACGCCACCTACTTCCGCGATCCGGCGAATGGTTTGAGCTACGGCATCAAGATCATCAACCAGCAGCAGTACAACGGCATCGCGCTCAAAACGGTTACGGCAACCTACCCGCAGGTCATATGGCCGAACTTCACGAACCCCGACATCGAGATGACCATCTACCCGGTGGCTACAAGGCCGTTGGAGTGGCATTTCGTGTCCGTGGAGCCGCTGACCCAGCCTGTCAACGCAGCGACCGTGCTGGCCTTCCCGCCAGGATACCTGCGCTGCTTCAAGTACAGCCTCGCCTGCGAGATCGCTAACGAGTTTGGCATCGAGCCGCCGCCGACCGTGCAGCGGATCGCTATGACCAGCAAGCGTAACCTCAAGCGGGTCAACTTCCCCGACGACGTCATGTCCATGCCCTACAGCATCGTGGCGCGGCGGGGCCGGTACAACATCTACGCCGGATCATACTAATGGCAAACATCAAGATTTCTCAACTGCCGGTCGCATCGACGCCCCTGACTGGCGACGAGCTAGTGCCGTTGGTGCAGGGCGGGGCGACGGAACGCACGACCGTCGATCAACTCATCAACGCGGTGCGGGGGCAGACTACTTGGACTGGCACCAGCTATTCAGGCGAGTGGATCGGTGCGCCAAGCCTCTTCCGGCTGCGGATTGTCGGCACCGGCACGGTCACTCTGGATTCCCGCGACCGGCTGGGCACCATCACCACTGCCGTTGAGACCTACACGGTCTCCGGCGCCACCAATCAGATCGAATTCCCGTACCTGGGCGACGCGGCTGTCGAGATGCGAGCCACCTACCCGGCAGGGGTCACCTTGGAGGTTCTGGCATGAGCACCGGCTATCCCGTAAACCTGACGACCCTGATTAGCGGGGAGAATCAGAGCCTTGGCGCACTGGAAGTCATCGACGGCATCGGTGATTACGAGACGGTTGCCGCCAGCCAGACTGACCAAGTGCTCGGCAGCACGGGCGCGGCGGGCGACTACCTTGGCAAGCTGATCTGTGTGGTGGCGACTGCCGCGACCGCGCAGACGCAAATCAAGGACGGCAGCGGCAGCGCCATCACCGTGCTGCCCAACAGCCCCGGCGGCGGCATTGGCACCTATGTGATTCCGGTCGGTGCTAAGTGTACTGGAGCCGGTTGGAAAGTGACGACTGGCGCGGGCGTGTCGGTTATCGCGGTGGGGGCGTTTACCTGATGGCGACCTTCTACATTGACCCGACGGTGTCAGGGACGGGCACGGGCACGTTCGGCGATCCGTATAAATCGTGGGCGTCTATCGCGTTTTTTGCTGCCGGCAACACCTATTTGCAGAAAGCCGGGACGACTTTTTTTGGCACCATCACGGTCAATGTGGGCGGGTCGTCTGAAGCGACACGGGTAATCGTTGGGTCTTATGACCCGGTGACTGGCGCGGCCACGACTAATAAAGCGTTTATTGACGCCAGCACTTCTGGAAACTTGCGCGGGCTGCGAGTAGCCGGGTCGGTCAATTTCGTGACCGTTCAAGATCTGGACATCGTTGGCGGCAACGGCGTCGGCATCAGAACCTGCATGGACGCAGGGTCGTCTGGGTCGAAGGCGAACAACCTCAAATGCCTGCGTCTGCGGCTGCATGATGTGCAGTCCAGCGGCGCCAATGTGTCCGGTGGTCTCAACTTCTACAGCGACGATGCGGTCGTTGAAGACTGCGAAATCTTCAACATTGGTGACGATGGCATGTATGGTGAAGGGCTGCGACCTCGCATCTGGCGCAATCGCATTTACGATGTGTCGCAGAGCAACAACGTCGCGGGCGATCCCATTCAGTTGAACGGCAACTGCTCCGGTTTTAGCGTTTGCTACAACGACCTCACGCAGCCAAAATACCTTAAGCAGGTGTTCATTTGCAGCGGAGCGTCTCTTGGCAGCGGCGGATTGTTCGCTCACAACATCTGCCGTATGCCAACCGGCACCACGGGCAGCGGTTCTGTTAAGAACGTTTTCAACGACCAGCCGGGCGTTACGATCCAGGGTAACGTCATCATTGGGGGCGACCACGGCATCTGGCTTGATGGAACGACGCCAGACTGCCGAATAATTTCCAACGTCGTGATGCACGCATGGCAAGGCATTGTCAGCAACGGCGGCACGAACGTCATTGCCAACAACACCGTGCTTTACTCAACCGATCAAGGCTTCCGCGTCTTTACCGGCGGCGGCACGCCGACCATCACTAATAACATCGCGGCCTATTGCGGTGTCGGCATCGCGGCCATCGGCACGATCACAAAGACGACGAACTGTTACTTCAGCAACACCACTAATTTCTTGTCGCTTGGCAGCGGCGGGTCGATAGAAGGGTCTGCGGTCACGCAAGATCCGCGAGTGCAATCTGACGGCGGCATCCCGGCATCATCGCCCTGCGCCACCGCAGGCACCTACGTCTCCGGCGTCACGCTTGCCAACGGTCGCCTGCGCCCTGGGTTCGTGCCCATCGGCGCTTACATGGCTGTCCTGCCCCGCACCGTTAGGGTATGAAGACACCGTTCCTCGGCTCCAGCTATGTGGCCCGCAGCGTAAACGCTGCGGACAACCGCATGGTGAACCTGTACCCGGAAATTCTCGCCGAGGGTGGCAAGGAGGCGGCGTTCCTGACCCGTGCTCCGGGCCTGCGTCTGGTGACGACCGTGGGTGCCGGGCCGATCCGAGGGATGTTGGCTTACGGCGGGTTCGGCTACGTCGTCAGCGGCGTGGAGTTGTACCGCATCGACCAGTACTACAACGTCACGCTGCTCGGCACGGTCAGCGGCTCGGGGCCGGTCAGCATGGCGGACAACGGCGACCAGTTGTTCGTCGCCTGCGATCCGAAGAGCTACATCTACAACGCGACGACAGGCGTCTTTCAGGAAATCACCGACCCAGACTTCCCCGGCGCGAAGACGGTCTCGTTCTTGGACGGCTATTTCGTCTTCAGCCAGCCCGACTCGCAGAAGTTCTGGGTGACAAGTCTGCTCGACGGCACTTCGGTCGATCCGCTGGACTTCGCCAGCGCCGAAGGATCGCCTGACCGGCTGGTGTCGCTGATTGTCGATCACCGCGAGGTGTGGCTGTTTGGCACGTCCTCGGTCGAGGTCTGGTACAACGCCGGAGGCGTGGACTTTCCGCTGGAGCGGATTCAGGGTGCGTTCAACGAACTCGGTTGCGCTGCGGCGTACTCAGTCGCCAAGCTCGACAACGCGCTGTTCTGGCTGGGCGCAGACGCTCGCGGCAAGGGCATCGTCTACCGCAGCAACGGCTACACCGGCACGCGGGTCAGCACCCACGCTATCGAGTGGCAGATTCAGAGCTACAGTCGCATCGATGATGCCATCGGCTACACCTACCAGCAGGACGGGCATTCCTTCTATGTGCTGACGTTCCCGACGGCCAACGCTACTTGGGTGTTCGACGTGGCGACTGGGGCGTGGCATGAGCGGGCCAGTTGGATCACCAACCGGCTGGGGCGGCACCGCAGCAACTGCCAGATGGCGTACAACGGCGAAGTGCTGGTAGGCGACTACCAAAACGGCAAGGTCTACGCCTTCGACATGGACGTCCATTCGGACGCGGGCGAGATCCAGAAGTGGGTGCGGTCCTGGCGGGCGCTGCCGACGGGGCAGAACAACTTGAACCGTACCGCGCACCACGCGCTGCAACTGGACTGCGAGACGGGCGTCGGCTTGAACGGCAACGACGAGTTC